AAGTACAACGTATCTATTTTAAATGAGATTAAGGATTTATACGTGTATGATTTTGGAATCTTTATTGAAATTTCACCGGATGAAGAAGAAAAGGCACAACTCGAGCAGAACATTCAAATCGCGTTATCTAAAGGCGATATTAACCTTGAAGATGCGATTGATATCCGTGAGATTAAGAACATTAAATTGGCTAATCAACTTCTTAAGGTTAAACGAGTTAAGAAGCAGGATAGAGAGGAGCGACTTCAGATGCAACAGCAGGCTATGGTTGCTCAGCAAAACCTACAATCACAGCAAATGGCAGCTGAAACAACTATGGCTAAAATTCAAGCAGAGACTCAAGCTAAGATGCAAATAAAACAAGCTGAGGTTGCGTTCGAGATTGAAAAGATGAAAAACGAAGCCGTTCTCAAGCAACAGCTAATGCAGACTGAGTTTGATATGCAAATGCAATTAAAGGGAATGGAAACTCAAACTTTAAAACAGAGAGAGGACGAAAAAGAAAAGGCTAAGGATAAGAGAATCTCTATTCAAAATAGTCAGCAATCAAAGTTAATTGAACAGCGCAAGAACAATTTGCCTCCAATTGATTTTGAATCAAATGAAGATAGTTTAGATGGTTTTGACTTAGCTGAATTTGAGCCTAGATAGTATTGAAAAAATACTATTAAAAAAATGTATAATTTTGTAATGTAAATTTTAATCAAATGGAAATCAAAGTAAGAGATTTGGGAGCGACCGAATCAAAAAGCGTTCAAGAAGTTGAACAACAATTATTAGATGAACATCAACAACAAATAGAGGAATCTCAAGAGACGCCTGTAGAAGTTGTAGATGAACCAACACCACCACCTGCTCAAACTGAAGAGATTGAGTTAGATGATGATAAAGTTCTTTCATATTTAGGTAAGCGATATGGTCGCGAACTCAAGTCCTTTGATGACTTGACATCTCAGAGAGATGAGCAAGAAGAGATGGACGAGGAGATTAAGACCTATCTTAAGTACAAAAAAGAAACAGGGCGTGGCTTTGAAGACTTTAAGGAGTTGAACAAAGACTACGATTCTATGAATGAAGACGATTTGCTTCGTAAATTCTACTTGTCTACACAGGAAGGATTGGATGAAGATGACGTCGATGTACTATTAGATGAGTTTTTCTATGACGAAGACTACGATGATGAGTCAACAGTTAAAAAGACAAAACTCAAAAAGAAAAAGGCTGTTAATGAGGCAAAGAAATTCTTTAACGACCAAAAAGAGAAATACAGAGTTCCACTTGAGTCAAGTACGAGCTCTTCTCCAAACGTCGATTTAGAAGAGTACGAGTCTTATAAACAATATATGTCAGAAGCTAAAAACCTCGAAGAGGAGAATCTGCGTAAAGCCGAATGGTTTCAGCAAAAGACTGAAGAATTATTCAACGGTGAGTTCAAAGGTTTTGATTTTGCTGTGGATGACAAAAAATTCACCTTTATGCCTGCAGACCGCGAGGAGATAAAAAAGATTCAAAGTAACCCATACAGCTTCATTACGAAGTATTTGGATGACAATGGATTAATGAAAGACGCAGCAGGATACCACAGGTCATTAGCAATGGCAATGAACCCTGAGCGCTTCGCTAAGTTCTTTTATGAGCAAGGCCAAGCAGATGCAACAGATGACTTGAATCGTAAGATTAAAAATGTAAATATGTCTGAGAGGAGAGCACCTGAAAGCATCGGCAATGGGGAAATGAAAATTAGAGAAGTTAACCCTGATACGGGTAGCAAGCTCAAAATTGTAAGTAGAAAAAATTAATAACTAACAAAAACAAAAAACAATGCCAGTTTTACCAACTCCCGGTTTTAATTTGCAGCCAAATGCTCAACAAGTAGCATTGCAAACAAACTATATTACTAACTTCGACTTCTTGAATCAGTATCTTCCTGATACTTACGAGAAGGAATTTGAGCGTTACGGAAATCGTACTGTATCTTCATTCTTGCGAATGGTAGGTGCTGAGATGCCGTCTAACTCAGATATGATTAAGTGGACTGAACAAGGTCGTCTACACACTAAATACACTAACTGTAACGCTAATACAGCAGCAGGTGCTGACAACGCTACAATTACAGTTAACGATGTATTGATTCCAACTCCAACAGCTGGTACTAAGCCAATCGCTATCCGCGTCGGACAAACAATCAACGTTTCTGACAACGCTACAGGTGCTTCTAACAAAGCTATCGTAACTGCTGTCAACACTACTACAGGTGTTATCGACGTTTCTTACTACGAAGGTGCAGGTCAAGCTTTTGCTCTTGGTTCAACTGTTACCATCTTCATCTATGGTTCTGAGTTTAAAAAAGGTACTAACGGAATGGTTGGTTCTTTGGAAGCTGATGACGATATCTTCTCTAACAGCCCAATCATCCTTAAGGATAAGTATGCTGTTAACGGTTCTGATATGGCTCAAATTGGTTGGGTTGAAGTAACCACTGAGAACGGTGCTACAGGTTACCTTTGGTACTTGAAGTCTGAACACGAAACTCGTCTTCGCTTTGATGACTACCTCGAAACATCTATGATTGAAGCAGTTCCTGCTGCTCCATTATCAGGTGCTGTAGGTCTTGGTTTCAAAGGTTCTGAAGGTGTATTCTATGCTGTAGGTACTCGTGGTAACGTGTTTGGTGGTGGTATTCCATCTAACATGGGTGACTTTGACACCATCATCCAACGTTTGGATAAGCAAGGTGCTATCGAAGAGAACGTATTGTTCTTGAATCGTGCATTCAGCTTGAACGTAGATGACATTCTTGCATCTCAAAACTCTTACGGTGCTAACGGTACTTCTTACGGTTTGTTTGATAACGATAAGGACATGGCTTTGAACCTTGGTTTCACAGGTTTCCGTCGTGGTTCTTACGACTTCTACAAGTCAGATTGGAAATACCTCAACGACCCAACAATGCGCGGCGGTCTTCCTACAGGTGCTGCAGCAGTAGGTACTGTAACAGGTATGTTGGTTCCTGCAGGTTCTACAACTGTTTACGACCAAGTACTTGGTAAAAACGCTAAGCGTCCGTTCTTACACGTTCGTTACCGTGCTACTGAGGCTGAGAATCGTCGTTACAAGACTTGGATTACAGGTTCTGCCGGTGGTGCTGCTACTAGCGACCTCGATGCAATGGAAGTCAACTTCTTATCTGAGCGTGCAGTTTGTACACTTGGTGCGAACAACTTCTTCTTGTTCCGTTACGGTGCATAATCAATAGGATTAATAAAATGGGGGGTGTCTTCAAAGACACTCCCCTATTTTTAAATTTTAATTATATCAAATAAAATGAAAACAACAAAAAAACCAATCAGCGTAAACAAGATTTACAAACTTAAGAATGATGCAGCTCCGCTATCATTCATTTTACCATCTCGAGGAACTGACCGATACCCATTACTTTGGTGGGATGAAGAGAATGGAATCAATCGACAAATCCGCTACGCAGTAAACCAAAAAAGCCCATTTCAAGACGAGCAAGACGGCAATGCAATTGTAGAGCCAATCATCTTTGAAGATGGATTTTTAAGTGTCCCAAAAACAAACCCTGTTTTACAGCAGTTCTTGCATTTGCACCCGCTCAATGGCATCTCTTTTGAAGAGATTAACTTTGAGAAGGATGCGGCTAAAGAGTTAGAGAGAATCAACTACGAGGTTGATGCTTTAATTCGTGCTAAAGAACTTACTGTTGACCAAATGGAAACTGTATACAGAATCCTATTTAACGTTAGTCCTGATAAGATTACAACGGCAGAGATGAAGCGTGACATCTTGATGTTCGCTAAGAATGAGCCTGAGAACTTTATTAATCTTCTTGATGACCCAATGTTAAGTACTCAGTCAACAGTTCAAATATTCTTTGAGAAGAAACTTCTTGTATTCAAGAACCAAAATAAAGAGATTTGGTTTAACACACCATCTAACAAAAAGAAAATGATGAATGTGCCATTTGGTGCAGACCCATACGTAGAGCTTGTTGAGTACTTCACATCTAAAGAAGGTCTAGACGCATTAAAAATGTTAGAGAGCAATTTGGAGTTAATGTAATTACTTCATATATTTGCACATCTACTTTAGCGTTTCTGAAAAGAAGTGTTCTTACCACATCAAAGGCGTCTTAATCGGGCGCCTTTTGTTTTTTATGTATCTTTGTAAAAAGGATTAAAATGATTAACTCAGTAAGAAATACTGTACTCTCCGTTTTAAACAAAAACAACTACGGGTATATATCACCATCTGACTTCAACTTGTTTGCAAAACAGGCTCAGATGGAGATTTATGAGGAGTACTATAGTAGCTATAATAAAGCAATAAATGCAGAGAATGCTCGATTATCAGGTACAGAGTACGCTGACATCGAGAATCCCATAGCTGAGGTCTTAGAAGGCTTCTTACGCAATGATACATTAGTACAGGTTGCACCTGCTACAAATCAATACTATGTACCGTCTCTTGTGACGACAGGTTTTAACTTCTACATGATTAGTAGACTTACTTGTTTTAATGGCACTACAAGGTTAGGTGATGCGGAGAAGGTTGCTAACGCTAGGCTTTATATGCTATTGGATTCAATGCTTACAGCACCAACAACTCAGTTTCCTGCCTATACAATTGACGGAGATATAATCACAGTATATCCTGCTACAATTAATGGTGTTTCATCATTAAAATGCTCATACTTTAGATTACCTTTAGACCCTAAGTGGACATACATTAACTTACCTAACGGTGAGCCTGCATTTGACCAATCACAGCCTGATTATCAGGACTTCGAGCTTCCATTGGAAGATGAGTATAAAGTAGTTATGAAGATACTTCAGTACTGCGGTATGTCGATTAGAGAGATTCAAATTGCACAGTACGGTATTCAGCAAGAACAGTCTGAGAATCCTGCATTTAGCACACAACAATAATAAACCATGGCATATATTTCACAATATCAATACTACGAGAATGGTGGTAACGCGCCTGAGGACGCTAATTGGGGCTCCTATCAATACGTTAGCTTAAAGGACATTGTAAACAACTTTATGCTTATGTACTCAGGCAATCACTCATTGATTAACAATGAGGAGCGTTATAAGATTATCTTTCATGCAAAGCGTGCAATTCAAGAACTCAACTACGATGCGTTCAAGGAAATCAAGGTGCTAGAACTAAACGTTTGTGAGAAGCTCCGTTTTGTTTTACCATCTGACTACGTTAATTGGGTACGTATTTCCTTATACAAGGATGGATGGTTACGCCCACTTAGCGAGAACATTCAAACGTTGTCATCCAAGTCTTACTTGCAGGATAATAACTGCAACATTCTATTTGACCAAGACGGTAACGTTCTTGAGCCTCAGTACTCTGCGATTGACTTTGATAGAATTACAGGCAGCAAAAAGAGTATTTATTTAAACCCGGGTAGCCAATTTGATGGGCAAGAGGGGTGGTTTATTGATGGCAATTGGTATTTCGACTACGGAATCTCTGCGCGCTTTGGTTTAAATACTGAAACAGCAAACTTCAATCCTACCTTCAATGTAGATAAAAAAGCAGGTGTAATTAACTTCTCATCAGACATGGCAGGTGAGTTGTGCATCCTTGAGTATATCTCTGATGGTATGGAGAATGGAGACGATAGCTTGGTAACTGTAAACAAGTTATTTGAGAAGTATGTTTATGCATACATTATGTATGAGATACTTAATTCAAAGCTTGGGGTACAGGAGTACATCATAATGAGAGCTCGAAAGGAAAAGACTGCATTATTACGTAATGCTAAAATTAGAATCAGTAATATACATCCGGGTAGACTTCTAATGAATCTTCGTGGTATGGATAAGATTATGAAGTAGTATGGCTAATCTTACAAGAAACTTTAATGCAGGTAAAATGAACAAAGTCGTCGATGAGCGACTTGTTCCCGATGGTCAGTACATTGACGCGCTTAACGTGCGCATGGGTTCTACCGAAGAAAAAAGCATCGGCGCTATTGAGAACACAAAAGGTAATTTAAAATTAACCTCTTTGATTTACATAGACGGTACTCCATTGAGTACTGACGCTAGAGCAATTGGTGCTTTTGAGGATGGCTCATTAGAAACCGTGTATTGGTTTGTGCATGACCCTAATTTTACTGTAGGGGCTACGGGTAAACTTGACTTAGTTGTTTCTTTTAATGTACTCACAAACATACTTACGTATCACGTTATTAGTATTGACGATGGGAGTGGTGTAAATACGACTCTAAACTTTAATCCTGAATACGTAATTACAGCGGTCAACAAAATTGACGACTTGTTGTTTTGGTCGGATGATTACAACCCTCCTAGATTTATTAATGTAAAAGAGAACTATCCAAATCCATCTCCTACAAATGTAGATTACTACGTGGCATTGCCGCCTGCTCCATTAGCTCCACACCCTGAGATTTTATTAGAGCGTCTACAGGTTATTAAGAAACCACCGATGAGTTCTCCGGAGATTCAACTTGCAAATGCACCGGGTCAAGAGAACTTCTTGGAAGAGAACTTTATTTGTTTTGCGTATCGATACAGATATGCTGACAACCAATACTCCGCTATATCTCAATTCAGTGAGCCTGCATTTATACCACAGGAATTTAGCTTTAGCAATGACAGCTATTTAAATAACGGTATGATTAACGAGTTTAACTCTGTTGACATAACATATAATACAGGAGGGCCATTGGTAGTTGGTATTGACCTTATCTTCAAGGATATGGACAATAATGTTATTAAGATAATTGAGAAGTTAGATAAGTCAAAGCTTGGTCTTTCAGATAACACAAACTACACATACAACTTTACCAATAGCAAGATATTTACCGTACTTCCTGACTACGAGATTCTAAGGTTGTACGACAACGTACCTCTTTTGGCTAAAGCCCAAACAATAATGGGGAATCGTCTAATGTATGGAAATTATTTAGAAGGATACGACCTACTTGATAAATTTGGTCAACCTGTAAAGTTTGAGTACTACACATCATTAAAGACTGAGGAAATTGGATTAACTGATGTAGCTAATACAAAGTCATCAGGTGACTACACCATAAATGGAGCAGTGTCAATTACTGATGCGGTATTAGATTTAGATTTAACAGGTGTTCCATTAACAGAAGGTTCTGTATTAAACATAGATTTCAATTTAACTCATGCTGCGTTTTCAGGAAGTACACCTTATCCTACTCAAACAAATAGTAATGTAGACATATCGTTTACTTATTATTTGCCATCTACGTTTGCATCTGTAGCAGATATGGTAGCTGACAGTTCATTTATAGATGCTGTAGGGACTATTGCAAATATTCAAACCCTTCCTAACGCTTGCTTAGGTACTACGCTATCAGACGCATACAACTGCGCCATGAATCAAAACTTGGATACCTATACTAAGTATACAAGTGGTATAAATACTGCTAACTTATTAGTATCAGCAACATCTGTTGGAAATATAATATCATTTCAGTTTCCTGCAATGGTTTACGTTGATAACACAGTGTCCCCAACTTATTCTGTATATGAGTACATGAAGGTAGTGTTGGCAGAGTGTGCTTTTCAATCAATATCTCAAAATCAAAGTCTGCATAGTAATCGAGATTACGAGATTGCTATTGTTTATATGGATGATTTTGGTCGTTCTACTACTGCATTGGTTAGCGAGCTAAACACAGAGCACGTTCCATGTTCAAATTCAGATACAAAGAATAGTATTCTTGTAACTATTCCTTATGAGCAGATAGCACCATATTGGGCAACTAAATATAAGTTTGTAATCAAGCCTAATACTGAAAATTACGAGACTATTTACAGTAGCATATTCTTTGTTGACCCTCAAACAAGCAATGTATACTTCTTGCTAGAAGGTGAAAACTCAAGGAAGGTTGAGGTAGGTGATAGACTTATTGTTAAAAGAGATTCATCAGGTCCTGTTGACAATTGTGCTTATGCAACTGTATTAGATAAGCAATCAGAAGCTGATAACTTTTTAATTATTCCAAGTCCTGCTGTCCCATCTACTAATATACCTGTTCCGGGTGGTGTTTATATGAAAATAAAACCAAATAGCTTTAGCGCTGTTTTTAATGAAAATTCTTATATATCACCCGGATTAGAATCTTATACTGCTTTAGTTAGTGATTTTTATGCAACAGTGGGATATAATATGAATATAAAAGACCCTTCATCTCCGAGTAATTATATTGATTATGATGTCCCGCAAGGAACAATTATTAAACTATACTTTAACTTTTATAGAGGTGAAGAAGGAAATAGTCAAACAAATTGTGAGGCTCGTATTTATGAATTAGAAGTAACATTAGTATCTCAAGCCAATTACGCAAATATGTATGATTGGTTTATAGGAGACAATGTTGCAAGTATATTAGATAATGGAACATCTTGGGTAGGACCTGATAATAATCCTACTACAAATTGTCCTATACAGAATATATTTAATCCAACTCTTATTTTATCTTCAGGATTTATAGCAAACGGACAATGGCCGGGAACATCAACTACTCAACCTACTACTTGTATTAACTATTATCAATTCGTTAGAAATACTAGTAATAACAGACTTCAATTATTTGTATCAGGTCCTGCAAAATGTGGAACAAAAAAATCAACTGTTGAGGTTAATATTGAGATTTACAGAGCCGATTCGTTATTTGTTTTTGAAACTGAACCTGCTGATTCATTACCTGATGTGTTTTTTGAAAATAATCTATCATTTGATATTAACACCCAAGGTGAGCATCAAGGTAACATTGCAAATCAAAACTTTACATTAGGAACACCTGCTATAGTAGATACAGGTTTCTTTAACTGTTACGCATTCGGTAATGGCGTAGAGAGTTACAAGATTCGTGACTCTATTACAGGAGCGTACATCACTTTGGGTAACCGAGTGACAACTATGCTTGCTGAGGACTATAAAGCAATCAGAAGGTATGCTGACATCACCTATAGTGGTGTGTACAACAACGAAAGCAACGTAAATAAACTAAATGAGTTCAACCTAGGTCTATTTAACTTTAAACCTTTAGAGCGCTCATTTGGACCTATCTATATTATGGACGCTCGTCAGACTGACGTGCTTGTATTGCAAGAAGATAAAATCTCATACGTATTAGCAGATAAAAACTTGTTATCTGATGCAGGAGCAGGCGGTGCACTTACCTCAACACCTGAGGTATTAGGTACTCAAATTGCACGCGTAGAGAAGTACGGTATATCATTCAACCCCGAGAGTTATATTCAATGGGGTGAGAATAGATACTTTACAGATGTTAAGCGCGGAGCTGTAATTAACTTAAAGGATAGCGAGACAGGCATGAGCCAACTACAGGTCATATCTGATGCAGGGATGGGGACTTGGTTTCGTGATTTATTTAATAATGACTTTAGTACTCAAAAACTTGGTGCTTACGACCCGTACTCGGATGAATATGTATTGAGCTCAAACAATCAACCTATACCAACTGTAAGTGAATGTTTATCTTGTGGTGTAACTCAAGAATTTATATTTACAGAAACCAAAAAAACTTATGAATACTGTGTAAACGTAGGTGATTTGGTTGGAGATGTTGAAATTGAATACAATGTAATTTCAGCAGAAGAAGGTGTAGAGTTTCAAATTACAGCAGATTACGACGGGACTCCTTACACTACAGGATTTACGCCATTTAGTGGCACTTTAAACGTTGATAAAGACAGCAATCTTGAAGACGTAATTAATGTTTCAATTGAGACCACAGGAGCTATTGTAATCGAGATTACGGTAAATTGTCCTACTGCAAATGAACTCACTATCATCGAGGT